TCGTAAGGCTTCTTTCTTCGATATTCCTTGCTTTTTCGAAATTGTCGCTATCGCTTTTGATCTCGAACGTGAAGGTTTCTTCATCAGCTCTTTGATGTTTTTCGATACCGTTTTCTGACTCTTCCCTTTTTTCAATGGCATCTTCTTCTCCCATGGTCACTAGCATTTCAGAAGGTGACTTTGGTGCATTAGACTCTTCTTTAGGAGCTTCCTGCACTGTGTATATCAGATAATCTCTATCTGAATTTATATAAGCTGCCGATACGGCTAATTTATTAGTCCACCAAGTCGGTAAAGAAGCTTCGTTATCGTCAGGCAAACTACGAAGAATATCTTGACAATCTTCTATTATATTAGCACACTGTCTTTTGGCAGAGGCTACATCCGTATGTCCATCTTTTAATTTCATCTTCTGCTCCTTGATTTTTTAAAACCTATAGGTTTTGAATACTTAACTGGGTATCCTTTTTTTCTCTCATTAACTATATGTTTTTCTAACTTTATTGTAGTAAGTTTACCACTAGTAGCGAGTTTACGCAAACGTTCATTTTTACGAATTTTAGGACTGGGAGGTTTTTTAAACTTAAACCTACCAACTTTTTTTATAGTTCTATATGCCATTTAATTTCCCCACTGATTACGAGCGTCAAAGATTGTTTTATCGCCTGTCTCTAAATTTTCCTCTGTTTTTTCAATAGATGATACAATTTTACCACATTGTGATTTACACAATGAAAATGCTCTCTCATATCCTGCTAAATACTTTGATAACTTAGTCCAATATTCATAGTTTAGTATTTTCTCTATTGGATTAATAAAACCATTAAACACTTTTTCATATTCTTTTATGTAATAAAACCTAGTATTAGTCTCATCATAAAAATGTCCACCAGTCCAACAACACCTAAAAACATTACCATCAGGAGCAATGTACCACTTACCCCAGTCTTGCCAGCTACAAATAATCTTTCGCTCTATAGTATCAAGATTTATTTTTTTCTTAGTATGTACATACTCACCACTTTTTGGAGCACTAAACTCTCTTGAGGTTTTTACCGTGGAGAATGTACTAAAATTAGCACTCACTGCTCTTTTTCGAGCTTCTTCAACTTGGTGCTTATTATGCTCAAATACTATATACTTCCAATGAACTTTTGGTCTTTTAGTATCAATTACAGCTTTTGCATTATTAAATACTTTTTCATACTCTGTGTTAATTCTATAAATATGATGAGTATCTTCTAAACCATCAATATCAAAGTTTATAATATCTTTGGTAGTAAGTATATTACCAATATCAGTCCAATAATCTTGATTATGTATTCCACCATTAGTATGAATTAAAACTTTAGTATCATGTGATTTTACATATGTAAGAATATCTCTAAAGTCTTTATTCATTACAGAGTCACCAAAGTTTCCGTTAAATACTAGCCACTCTAAGTTTTCTAATAGTTTAGGATAAAATAGTTTTTTAAAGTTTTCAATAGAGATAGTATAGTTTTTATCATTAAGATTTATTCTTAACGGTTTTAGCCTGTGACAAGCAGGACATTTAGCGTTACATCTAAATGTTATCTCTGTAGTCAATTGTCTATATTTTTTCATTAACTAGCGGTTCTTAATCCTACAATTGTTATAGTTAAACCAGCGGGGAAAGTTGTTTGAATATCTTTAAATTGTATGGTATCTCCAGGATTATTATAAATAAAATCTGTCGTTGGAGCTTGAGTAACACCATCAATTGTCACAGATAGCACATTAGCAATGGCTGTTAAAGATAATCCAACTCCATAAGTATTCGAATCTGCTATACTTGTGATTACATTAGTGTGCGGACTGAGTAGAGTAGCTCCTCCAGATATAGCAGCAACATTATCTTGTACTACGTTAATATTAGCAGTTGTAGAGTTTAGGTTTGAATTAAGTCTTGTAAAAGTAATAAAATCATTAGAAGCTGAGTCAGTAATTGCAATCTTAGTGGCAAGTGTTGTTTCTACTGCATCAACATTATCTTGTACTATATTAATGTTAGCAGTTGTAGAGTTTAGGTTTGCATTAAGTCTTGTATAAGTAACAAAATCATTAGAAGCTGAATCAGTAGTTGCAATCTTAGAATCAATTTGTGTTTGTAGTGCAGAAGTTACCCCATCAAGGTGCCCAAGCTCAGTAGAAGTAACATCGCTAACTTCTATCTTACCGCCCGAGCCAGCTATCAATGCTCTTGAAGCTGTTAGGTTAGTATCAAATACAGTGCTTATTGCTCCAGATCTATTATCAGTTATAGCTGTAGATAAGTCTGCTCCATCAAATTTAACACTTGCAGCAGTTAGTATGCCTACATCTAAATTAGATTGTGTTACAGGTGATAAGGCAGTATTAGAAAGAGGGTCTTTAGTATCAGATAGTCTAAAAGTAGTTGCACTCTCATCATAAAAAATTGCTGCATTTCCTTGGTTACCTCTATTAAATAAGAAACCAACATCTAATGTAGGGCTGCCAGTAGCGCCTGATGCTAACATTATCATTCTATCTGCTACAGTGAGATCAGTTGTATCCACAGTAGTAGTTGTTCCATTTACGGTTAAATTACCAGTGATTACAAGATCATCATTCATATTAACTTGATCTGTAAATGTAGCTGAAGTTAAATTTGCGGCTCTTCTTGTTTCTATCGCATCTATCTGTGTTTGAACTGCAGAAGTGACGCCATCAAGGTATGCTAACTCTGTAGAAGTAACAGCACTAACTTCTATTTTTCCACCAGTGCCTGCTATTAACGCTCTTGAAGCGGTAAGATCAGCTGTAGTAATAGTGCTTACGGCACCAGCAATATTAGCCGCTCTTCTAGTTTCTATCGCGGTATCTTCTGTAGTTAGTAGAGTATTGTTTGCTGAACGTCTAGTTTCAACAGCAGCTACATTATCTTGTACTATATCAACATTAGCATTAATTCTAACTTCAACTGCTAAAGCATTAGCGCCTGCATCTAACTGAGCCGCAGTAATAGTACCGTCTGCAATGTGTCTACCTTCAACACTGTTGTTTGCTAACAAAGAAGCGGTTACTAAATTACTAGAAACAACAGATCTACTTATTCGTGTAAGTGCCATATCTTACTCCTTTTTATCGGGTTCCTCTTCATCAATTTCAGCAAAAAACTCCTCTAAAAAATCTCTTTTCTCTAAAGGTTTTTCATCTTCGTCATCAAAAAATTCTTTAATAAAAGACTCAACTTGCTCATCAACAGACGGGGGAGCATTAAGATAATCAAACTCATTATCTACACAAGCTCGTTTTATAATTTCCAAACACCATTTTTGATCTTCTTCATTGAGCATTTCTCTTTGTCCATCAATCCATTGAATCTCTGTATGAGGATTTTGTGAACCTGCTTTTTCGTAGTATATTCCTACAATATCTCCCGCAACCATTTCTTTTACTTTTGGAATAACCTCTGCCATTTTATCTAAGCTAAATGACTTTAACTTTAAAGGACCTTTTCCTTCTTTAGTAATTTCTCTGAACTCACAGAATACATTATCTGAATGAAGCTCGTCTATATGCATTTTATAATAAGACATTCTATCTCCTATGTTTTTATAATAAATTTAACACCTTGAAAGGCTTGTGTAACTGTAATACTACTAGTAGTACCATTCACACTAGTTACGACTGTTGAACTACCAGCATCTTTTGAAGCTGTAGAAACCGAGGATGTACCGACAGTTAAACTTAACGCTCCTCCTGCTGCTGTTAAAACTCCTGAAGAGCCTATTGTCGTGCCAGAGGGTGAATAACCAACGTTAGTTGCTTTACCTGCTGCTACTCTATCATTAAAATTAGGCAAAGTAAATGTAGTACTTCCATTTCCAGATCCAAAATTAGAACCTATCACTGCAAATAAAGCTGCATATGTAGTTCTACTTACCGTTCCTCCTTCACAAGCTAGCCAACCAGCAGGGGCTGAGTCTGCTCCGTACATAATTATTGTACCAGGAGGCATTAATGGTGCTACATCTGTAGCTGTATTCATTATGGTTGCTTGAGAAAGCACTCTAGCAGCAACATTACCGTAAGTTTTACCATCTTGTGTGAGGATATTTAATCCATCTTTTCCCGCACCAGCAATCGCACCACTAGTTGTTCCATAATGAACAATAGAGGTATTAGCACTGTTAATAGTTCCAAGTGCAATCGCAGAAGGATTATT